ATCCTTGTGTTGACGGTAACCATTCCGTCAGCACTATTACCTCCGTAGCTCAGTTGGCTAGAGCACCTGACTTTTAATCTGGATTGCGCGGGTTCAAGTCCCGTCGGAGGTAGTTGGCTCTATAGCCCAGTTGGCAGAGCGCACGACTGTTAATCGTGTGGTCGTAGGTTCGAATCCTACTGGAGCCTTGAGGTGGTTTCGTAGCTCAGCCCGGAAGAGCATATGTATACCAAGCATAAGGCCGCAGGTTCAAATCCTGCTAGAACCACCTATCAACGCGGAGTAGACCAGTTCGGCAGGTCATCGGGTTCATATCCCGAAGGTCAGGGGTTCAAATCCTCTCTCCGCTATTTTTAGCCTTGTCGTCTAGAGGTAAGGACACCACCCTGTCACGGTGGAGACGTGGGTTCAATTCCCATCAGGGCTGTCCGGGGTAGTTCAGCAAAGCATTCTTAACAATTTTGATATTTCAAGCCTAGTTATTGCTTCTCTCAAAGCATACATCAGGTCACCTCCGAGTTTGGCGGTGACCACTACCCTAGTACATGAAAGGTTAGAGGGTCAAACCTATGAGTGATTTCTTCGGACTTATGAAACAGGAACAAGCAAAGACGGAGATGGTTAGGACGGACAATGGTGCCTTGGCCTACGCTTCTTCTGGACATCCCTTGGTTGACTTCAACTTCGCGGTATCCTCCATGAGGGATGCGGATCCCAACAAGGTATTGCACAAGTTCATTGATTGCGTCGATGAAGATCACGATCTGTCAATTAAGTATTTGTTCTACCTTGGGGACATTCGTGAGGGAATCGGTGAGCGTAGGGCTTTCAGGATCTGCCTTGCGTGGGTCGCAAACCATGAGCCTGAGTTGGCAAAGAAACTTTTCTGGCTTGTTCCTGAGTACAACCGTTGGGATAGCGTCTTTTGCTTGTGGGACAAGAAACTGGAAGCCTTCCTGATGGATTCCTTGAAGGAGAAACTGGAAACCGACCTTGCAAGCTGCAATGCAGGTCAGGGCGTTTCTCTTCTTGCGAAATGGATGCCCAGTGAGAAGTCCTGCCACGGTGGAGCAGCCAAGAAGATCATCGAAGCGTTCGGATGGACTCCGAGACAGTACCGAAAGACTCTTTCCAAGCTGCGTGCCTACCTGGATGTCGTGGAGGTCAAGGCCAGTGCGAACCAATGGGGCGAGATTGATTACTCCAAAGTTCCTTCCAAAGCGAACAGCTTGTACTCTGAAGCCTTCCTGAAGCATGATACAGATAGGCGTAAGGAATTCCTTAACAAGGTCTTGTCTGGCGAGAAAACCATGAATGCCGCAGTATCGCAACCTCATGAAATCATCAAGATGATTCGTGCAGGCAAGGACAGCATCACGGTCGAGGCCATGTGGCAATCCCTCCCAAGGTTCGAAGGCGTTGACAACATGCTTGTGGTTCGGGATGGTTCTGGTTCGATGACATGGTCTGGAGGTTCCGTACTCCCGATGGACGTTGCAACCGCTCTGGCAATCTACGTTGCAGAAAACAACGTAGGAGTGTATAAGGACAAATTCATCACGTTTTCTGAGAATCCCCGTTTCGTAGACCTTTCCAACTGTCAGGGAGTGGTCGAGAAGTATCATAGAACCATGAGGTACACGGAATGCGAATCCACGAACATCGAGAAAACGATGATGCTTGTTCTGGATACGGCTGTTGCAAATAACGTATCCTTGGAGGAGATGCCTGGAACGATCCTCATCATCTCCGATATGGAATTCAACATGGCTACCTGCCGGAACAACAAGGCTTTGTTTGATTCCATTGCAGACCGTTTCAGGAGGGCAGGATACTTCTTCCCGAAGGTCGTTTTCTGGAATGTTGCTGCTCACAAGGTCGATGCACCGGTACCTATGCAACGAAATGATCGTGGAGTACTTCTTCTTAGCGGATTCTCCACCCAGCTTATGCGGATGGTGATGAGCCATAAGCTCGATCCGTATGAGGCTTTGGTAGAAATCCTCAACTCCGACAGGTACAAGCCCGTTCAGGATGCTTTAAATTCATAACGCTCTTTCCTTTCAACCGATGGGTCTTTCATGACCTGTCGGTTTTTCTTGTATTTACTTTCAACGACATGAGGATTCCTAAATGGAAAATAACATTACATTCAAACGAAAGCAGGATATTGACGTTTTGGGCAGGATGTGGACGGTCTTTTTCCTTCCTCCCGATGAGTTCAGGGACATCATTGGATTAGGCCATGAATGCGACGGTCTCACTGACCCAACGGTTCGGAAGATATTTATCCTTTGCAAAGACTATGATTTCATCGACCCGAAGACCTACACCAAAGAGGTAGCACGGCATGAGGTTATCCACGCATTCCTGTATGAATCTGGTTTGAGTTCGTCCTGGGAGCATGATCCTTTCGGGCATGATGAGACCTTCGTGGACTGGGTCGCAATCCAGATGCCCAAAATCATAAAAGCCTGCAGGAAGCTGGGGTGTATGTGATTGGCGATGACTAACGAGCAGATAGTTCATGCGTTATATAAGCGTGACCTATCGGTATACAATAACCTGTCAATGCTTGCGGATACCTGCATCGACATGCGAGACCGCGACAACCTGCTGAACCATCCAGGCAAGGATCTGATGGTCGAAGCAGCCAAGAAAGTCAGGTACATTGCAGGCAAGGAAGCACACAACGATCCGCAATTCATGAAGTTATACTGGAAGGCCAATTGGGTTCTGGCACCGCACGATTTCTATTCATACATGCTTTATCTTGAGAAGGACAGGCTCCCTCAATCGAGGTTCTTCCTTCCGAGGCAGGAACCATTAGTAAGACATGGTGCAGTACAGCTCCTCCAAGACCTTGAGGACAACAAGATAAAGGTCGCAAGCCTTTCCCTTCCTCCCGGCACTGGTAAAGCACAACCGCTGTACAGTAAGGTCTTGACCCCGTCTGGCTTCAGGAACATGGGAGACCTGATTCTGGGTGACAAGGTAATGGACATCCACGGGACGGCTTCAGAGGTTATCGGGATCTTCCCACAAGGCAAGAAGAGCGTCTATGAGATGGTTCTTTGGGACGGCAGGAAGGCGCGTTTCTCCTTCGAGCATCTTTGCCAGGTCTACAACCATCAGTATGGCTGCGAGGAAACCGTCGAACTGAAAGACCTGCTTGGGAAGTACAGCAATTATTCTGGCATCCTGTGGCAGTGGGACGGGGATATGGACATCTGCCGGATAAGACAGATTCGGTACGTCGGTGAAGAGGAATGTCAGTGCATCTACGTGAGTGATCCATCCCACCTGTACATCACGGATGATTACATAGTGACCCACAACACAACCTTGGGAGAGATGTTTATTTCGTGGATCATTGGTCGGCATCCTGAGGATTACAACCTTTTCGTTTCCCATTCGATCTCCATTGACAAAATGTTTTACAACGCCATAAACGAGATAACCACTTCAGCCGAGTATCATTTTGCCGACATCTTCCCAACCTGCATCAGGCAAGGAACCAACGCGCAGGAGATGTACATAAATTACGGGGGCTACAAGGTTTACAAGTCTTTGACCTGCGTATCGGTCGGGCAGAACCTTGCAGGTCGCGTTCGATGCAATCACCTGCTGTACTGTGACGACCTTATCTCGACCATTGAAGAAGCCATGAACAAAGACCGTCTGGACAAACTATGGACGTCTTATTCTGTTGACCTATTGCAGAGGCGAAAGGATCCTTGTAGGGAACTGCATGTAGCTACTCGATGGGCTGTAGGGGACGTTATAGGGCGGCTCCAGAAGAAGTATGAGGGCAGCAACGAGGCTAGGTTCATATCCGTTCCTGCACTGGATCCTGACACGGGAGAATCGAATTTCCATTACAAGTATGGCGTAGGCTTTACCAAGGAATACTTCGAGGATATGAAGGATACCATGGATCCCGTGAGTTACAAGTGTCTTTTCGAGAACAAACCAATCGAGCGCGAAGGTCTTCTGTACGATCCAGACACGTTGAGGACATACCATGCGCTGCCGTCGGAAGAGCCAGAATGTGCTTTGGGAGTATGCGACTGCAAGAATGAAGGCAAGGATTACATGTTCCTGCCGGTGTTTTACAAGTATGGGAACGACTACTACTATGTTGACTGCGTTTGCAGCGATGATACGGATTTCGACCTGCAATACCAGATGCTTGCAGGGATGATCATGAAGCACAAGGTTATGAAAGTTGACTTCGAATCGAATAATGGTGGCTCTCGAATTGCTGACAACGTGGAGAAACTTCTTCAAGGTAAATCAAGCTGTTCGATAGCGACGCACTGGACGTCCAAGAACAAACAGACGAAGATCCTGATTCGGGCTGAATGGGTGAAAAAGAACGTGATATTTCCATCGAGCGAATTGTATGCCAGGAAGTCGCCCATGGGAATCTCAATGAATTTCCTGACAACCTATACAACGATGGGGAAGAACAATTTCGATGATGTGCCGGACGGGATGAGCCAGTTTGCGGATATGATTGAGAGCACGATGGTTGCCCAAACGTATACCATGGACAGCCCGTTCTGAGGATTAGATATGGATACTAAAAGCTATTTGAAACGCGCCATGCTTGCTCAAGCCGAGATAAGCTATCTCAGGGAGCAGATACAATACTTGCGTGAGAAAATCATGAACGTGGGCAGCGTGGTGAACGATGATATGAAGGTTCAGACTTCGAAGTCGTATGATACGATGGGGGATACGGTAGCCTCCATTTGCGATAGGGAAGATGAATTGAAAGAGAAGATGGATGCCTATGCGAAGATCGAGCGGAAGGTCTCCGAAAAGATTGATGAAGTGAAGGAACAGAAGTACCGTGACCTTTTACGGTACCGATATATCCTGGGATTGACCTACGATCAGATTGCCGACCGTATGAACTATTCAACCAGGCATATAGCCAGGATGCACGATAAGGCCGTTGAAGCATTCGAAGCTGTGCACGGAGGTAGTTACACGTAAAAAGAGGGTAGTGCTGTGGACGCTACCCTCTTATTTTTATGCTCTTTTTTCTTTTACAGATGCAGAACGCGGTCTTTGATTTCCTGCGTCCTACCCTGGTTCCAGAAATTGCTACCTAAATACCCACATGTCCGACGTATCACCGTCAAATACTTCTCATCGCGGCATCCGCAATTCGGGCATTCCCAGACAAGTTTTTTCTCTGGGGTTTCCACGATCTTTATTTCACCACTATATCCGCATTTTGCACAGTAATCGCTTTTGGTATTAAGTTCTGCATACATGATGTGGTCATAGATATATTTTATTACATCCAGAACTACATCAATATTGTTCTGAAGGTTTGGCACCTCAACGTAACTGATGGCACCACCTGGAGAAAGATCTTGGAATTCGGATTCAAACTTTAATTTAGTAAAAGCATCGATGTTCTCACGAACATTAACCTTTATAGTACCCTCGATTTCTCGATATTTAATAGGGGAATAGACTATCTCATAACTTGGCTCGTCTCAACCCTTGCCAAGTCCTTCGGCACTTCCCGGCAGCCATCTCATACTGCCAGTAACGGTTTCAATACTTGAGGTTTTTCTCCCCATGCAATCCACCGATAGTCGTTACACTTTATTCTGCGATTATACTCTTACATACCTAACACCGTTATATGATTCGATTTTTCCACTCATAACATCTGTTACGTGACATGAATGTATATTGTTGTCATTTGCACATTCTGTTATTGTTTGATATATCTTTTCGTGTCCGCCTTCATATATGGCTTTAGTTTTCACGGTTCTTGTTGTGTTTTTGTGCTGATCCTTTATATATATCCATTTGCAATTTTCGACACAATAGTTTTTACTGTTATCGATTCTTTCGAGAGACACATTATGTTCTCCAATTTTATCTGCAAGTTGCCTGTATGATGGATACATCTTATCGTAAAAGTCTATGAAATACTTGAACTCGTCACTGTTTATTCCCTTTTCGCTGTAACATTTGGCGTGTTGATAATTTGGGTTCGTAGTTCTTGTTCGCATGGCTTGCCATCTGTTGTAAAACACTTTGTCTTTTAGCTTTAAATATTTGCCGCACGCCTTATGCGTTATTCCATGTCCTTTTCTTATCGTGGAAGATAACATATCTTTCCTTCTTCCACATATCATACACTCCATAGTATAATAATTTGAGCCAGAACCGTTGGGGTGTTTCTTATAAGTGGTTCCAACACATTTCAAGTCTCCAAACACATCTCCGACTTGAACATTCAGTATTTTTCTCAAATAGTAATCCTCTCACAAAACAAGAGGATAATCGTAAAATCTTAGCACGGTATTACCACTGCCCATTTGCAGGGTTTAGGTTCTCTTATGAAGCCTATTGGTTATTCGGCTTCACCGTTAGCAGCCTTTAAGACCACACCTGGCATTTACCAGTTCACCAAAGTTTTTCACCCAAAGCAGGGTGCCACTTTCGTTGCTTTCCAAAAATGGTAACTATTACTAATATAGTTATGATCCGTTACTTCCTTTATCGTTCCGAATTTGTTCTGCAATGCTTTTGCAAATTCGTATGTTACGGTCTCAAGAGGAGTACCATACAGAGAATATGATAATCCATCCTGTTCTTTCCATTCTGCACACTTGTCGTTCAAATGTTGCATCACTTTGAGGGCAAAGGGTTTGGCCTCAGGATCCGTATGGCTCTTACCGGTCATGCGAACACACATTTCATACAATCCTGCATACCCTAGCGAAATGGTAGAGTAATTGTTATATAGGAATCTGTCGATGGTTTCGCCCTTCTTGAGCCTTGCAACGGCACCATACTGCCAAAGGATAGGAGCTACGTCAGAGGTAACTCCTTCCAGCCTTTTATGCCTTATCATGAGTGCCTTATGGCAGATTTCAAGGGTATCATCCAGGATACCCCAGAACTTCTCCATATTTCCATTTGATGCACATGCGACATATGGAAGGTTTATGGTTACGACTCCTTGGTTGACATTCATTGGACTATCTCTTCAGTGAATTCTTCACTGCCGTGCGCTTCGGTGATGGTTTCCCACCATATAGGCTTTTTCATGCCTATCCCTACTCTACTAGCTAATTGCAATTAGTTTTCGATAGTCTCTACACCTTCCAGAATCTCATCTGGCTTGGCACGGTATTGCCCTTTCGGGGTTCACCGTTAGCAATCTTTCAAGATTACACCGCTGTTTAGCGTTCACACGGTTTAAGGACGACCCAACCTTTGCAGTCAATCGTCCATAGTATTTATGGCTTCCATCCGCATTCAGTCCGGCTTTGTCAGGCGTCAAAAATGATCTGCAGCCCATGCATCCATAGACATCGCCTTTTAATTCCCTCATCTTCTTTGCGGAGATGTAATCGGGAACCATGCGCTTGGCAGTACATTTTGCTGCCAACTCGGTCAAGTAATAATACTTACTTTCTTCGTATATATTATCTTCGTCAAGAACATACAGTAATTTCGGGAAGGTTGGTGTTACCCACACCCCTGCTTCATTCTTCACGCCCTGGATTCTTTGCTCCAAGACTTCTTCGATGATCAGAGCAAGGTCGTCACGGGTTTTGCCTTCTGGTACCTCATCAAGGTACATGAATACTGAAAGGAACGGAGTTTGCATCTCCTCCACACGTTTCCATGCGGCTTGGACTATATCTTCAATGCCCGGTGCTTGGGTGATGGCATAGGCCACCATATACGGCATTTCAATCGTATTCCTACTCTACTAACCATAGATGGTTTTTCGATAGTCTCTACAGCCTGTGGTGTTGACCACCTGCCACGGTATTACCAACTATCCATTTTTGGACTTAGGTTCTCTTACGAAGCGTATTCGAGCTATGCCTTATATAACTTCTACCGTTAGCAATTCGTATTTGAATTACACCCACATTCGTGGTTCTCCGGGTTTTACAACAGCCAAATTTTGTTCAACCGTTGGATGTAAGCAAGGTATTGATTTGGTATTGCAATACCTGTACACCTGTTTTGATTTCCTGTCTTGTTCTCTTTTCTACGACTTTTTCTTTTTCTTCGTGTGTAAGGACACGCCCAACTTCTGCCATCTCGGAATCCAAGTCTTGACGAATCTTCTTTCTTGATTCTTCAACAAATGGTGCTAAGTGGGATAATGAAATTGTTTGTCCTCCATAAATATTACTACTGCACTGCGCTACTATCTGGGTTGCTATGGTGCAGGCCGTGAGGAACCTGTGCGGCTTCTCAATCAGCGTTTTGGAGATTACAGTTCCATTCTGGAGCATGTCTTCGAGGTTAATTAACATACAATTGTATGTCGGTTCAGCGAAATAATCCTTGTCATGGACATGGATTCTTCCTTCTTCGTGCGCTTTTCTTACGTCTTCCGTGAGGAAATGTCTTTCAGTGATGTCGGTGCAGGTAACCCCTGCAAGATAATCCCTTAAAGTGCTGATTATCTTCGGGTTCTTATTAGAGTTTTCGTAGTTCAGTTCTTCGTTAGTATTGCTTATCAGAGACAGGATTTTATCGTCAGTAGTATTTTTCTTTCTCCGTAATTCATGGGCATAGCGGTAACGGATGTATTTCTTAGCCACCTCATACCGCCCGCACTTCATGATTTCGGTCTCCACCAAGTTCTGGATATCCTCCACGCTGATGGAATGCCCCAGAGACCCTGCGTACATGGCAATCTTGTTTGCGATATTGCCGATTTCGTCGTTAGTCAAGCGTTCGGAATCTAACACTTCCGCGTTCGCCTTGCTTATGGCATTGACGATCTTATTTGCGTCGAACGCCACTTCTTCCCCGTTACGTTTTGTAACGAGTGCCTTGGTTTGCGTCTCCGTGTCTACCATCTCCCTTATTTCTTACTTTGGTTATGGCGTGAGGGTATTATATCGCGACTTTCAAGAAATGTCATTGGATTCATAATCCAAAAACGAAAAAATAATTCAAAATTTTGGACAACGAGTCCAAAAAGTGCGAAAGATGTCATTGCATGTCATGTTGACACTATAGTAGAAAGTAAAATGATATTTAATATCAAATAATATGCCTCAAAGGGGTGGTGTGATGAGCAAAGGGGCATATCATGAACCCGATATCGAACTATTGGGGCGAACAAGAATTTATACCGATGCGAGTTACATCGACAAGGACAACCTCCTGACCATCCTTCGTGAGGCTTTTGCTATCCACCAGAAGAACCAGATTCAGATAGCCTATCTGCTCCGATACGAAAAAGGCGTCCAACCATTGAAACGGGAGAAGATCATCCGACCTGAGATCGACCTTCGCATAGTTGACAATTTGGCAAATCAGATTGTCGAATTTAAGACAGCATACCACTGGGGCAACCCCATAACGATTGTGCAGCGCGATGATACAAGTCTCCCCACTGAGGATAGCCACGATGGAATCGTCTATCTTGGCTGGCTCAATGATGAGGTCGGAATGTACTCCCTCGATCAGGAGCTAGGACGTTATGTCGAAATCACCGGCATCGGATACCAGATGGTCATTCCGAATCCATACGCCTCCTACAACGATGAGTATGGAGTGGATGAGCCGATTTTCAAGGTCTCGACTTTGAATCCCATGTACACCTTCTGCGTTTATCGAAATGATGCAACCCAGAAGAAGATGATGTCGGTCACCTACAGGGAGACGGCAGAAGGAGACAGGTACTTCACATGTTTCACCGACGACTTCAGGTATGAAGTCAAGAATCTTGTGAAGTACGTTGATTCCGACACTCTTGGTTGGAGTTTTGACGATACTGCCGGGAGTGCAAACGGCATGAAGAATCCGTTAGGGAGGATCCCTGTTGTCGAGTACAACCGCTCTTACGACATGCTTGGATGCTTTGAGCGTCAGTTGTCCCACCTGGATGCCCTGAATGTCGAGGTTTCTGATTTCTGTAATTCCGTTGCTCAGACCACGCAGGAACTTTGGTGGATGAATGATGCGGAATTGCCGATAGACCCTGCGACAGGCAAGGCCAAAGAGATGCGTCAGGGCATGTGGCTTATCACAAAGACGGCTCCGAATGGTAACAGACCCTCCGTACAGCCGATTTCCTCAACCTTTGATTTCGGGGGTGTCCTGGAAAACATCATGAACACCCGAAACATCATCCTTCAGAAGTGCTACGTCCCAATCCAGTTGGAGCCTGGTGGAGGTTCCACGGGTATTTCCCTTTCGATGTCTGCTGGGTGGACGGCTGCTGAAGCTGTGGCTCTAAAACAAGAGAACGTGATCCGCAAGTCAAAGATGGAACTAATCGCTTTGGAACTTATCGCAATCCGTAAATCTGGTGTGGTGCCTGCTGATGATCCGCTTATGAAACTCCGCATTACCGACCTGAAACTGAAATTCCCAAGAAACAAGACCTTTGACTTAGGCACCAAGGCCAATACTTTGGCAACGCTTCTGAACATTGGCGTATACGGTGCGGACGCATTCCAGTTGGTCGAGTTGTTTGGAGATGCAGCCCAGGCATGGGAGAACTCCAAGGATATGATCACGATGTATCAGCAGAACCGTGTCGCAGGGATGGCAGGCAAGACCAGTTTTCCGAATAACACGGGTACTGGTGGCAGTGACGGAACCAAGCGGTTGATGAGCGACAACACCGATCAGGACGTCAATTCGCCTTCACTAGGTGGATACATGCCTGAATACAACTACTCGCGAGGTGGGGAGATTGAAGCAGCTAAGATTCGATGAATTAAACATCCTTGGTGCTTACGAAGCCCCACGTTCCATGCCAATCGAGCAGTGGTTCGGTGAAATGAACCTATCCGAATCCGAGAAGAAGACAAGAATCTCCTTTGCAACAGCCCTCATGGCTTTGGTTTTCACCGCATTGACTAGGATCTATGTCTTCAGGTCTTATGGATATGAAGACCTGTCGTCGATTGACAAGGATTTAACAGAGCAGTTTCTTGTTCTGATTGATGATTACACGGTTTTGGATAATCCAATCAGACGTTATGTAAGACGTTATGTAAGACGCCTTATAGATACTACGATAGCCCATCTTGGCGACGGGGCACCATCCGCTGATTCCTACTGGCTTTCGGAGGATAGGGCAAGGCTTAACGCTGAAAATGAGACTAACAGTATCTTTAATTACGATGAATTCCGTATAGCGAAAGCTAATGGATATAAATACAAAACGTGGGTAACAATGGGAGACGAACGCGTTAGGCCAACGCACGTTGAAGTAGAAGGACTCACGATCCCAATTGACGAATATTTCCACGTCGGGAACAGCTTACTAGCTTATCCGCGCGATCTTAGCACGGATCCAGACCCCGACGACGTAGTAAATTGCAGATGCACACTCACATATTCGTGAGTTACATATAAGCCCCAGAGAAGGGGCGTTAAACATTTCGCGACCCGTCAGAGAAGACGTTAATCGCAATGAATGAGATGTCAGAGAAGACGATAATCGCAAACACGAAAGGACAAATAACTATGCCGAACGAAAACATCGCAACTAACCCCGTAGTTAACACTACCGCTGAACCTGTAAATCCTGCACCCGTTGACCCGACTCCTGCTGCTGACACGGAACCGAACACGGATCCTACCACCTTGAATGAGGGTGAAGAAGGCCAGAACAAGCAGGAGAAGAGCTATTCGATAAATGAACTTCTGGCAATGGTTGCTGACCTCAAAGCCGAGAATACTCGGAACAAAAAGGCTCTTGACAAAGCAACTGGAGAAGCCGCTGATTACAAGCGAAAATTCCAAGCGCGTCAGACCGAAGAGGAGCGCAAGCAGGAAGAGGAGATTCAGAAAGAAACCGAACGGGCAGAATATGTCAAAGGTCTGGAGGATTTCAAGAAAAACCAGCTTGCATACAACCGTTACATCGGAGCCGGTTACAAGCCCTCAGTGGCTCAGAAGATGGCAGATGCGGAAGTCAAAGGTGACTTCGACGCATTGAACGGTCTCTACAAGCAGGTTCTGAACGAACAGGTCAAGGAAAAAGAGAAAGAACTCCGCGCCCAGTCCATCAGCGGTGTCAATGTCGGCAATTCCGAGGGAGAAGTTGACCAATTCCTTGTCGGTTGGAATTCGGTCAAATAAATCTAAAAATTTATTTGAAAGGATCTGACATTTATGGCACTTGGCTACAATTATGCCACTAAGTACTCTAATGTAGTAGACGAGCGTTTCCGTACTGGTGCGCTTACTTCCGGTATCTCCAATAACGATTACGACTGGATTGGTGTCAAGACCGTTATGGTTTACACCGTCCCGACCGTCGCAATGAACGATTATCAGATGGAGGGCACCTCCCGTTACGGTTCTCCGGCTGAACTCCAGAACAACACCCAGGAGCTGTCCATCAACCAGGATCGTTCCTTTACCTTCACCATCGACCTGAAGCAGCAACAGGACACCTTGGATGTTATGGCGGCTGCAAAGGCTCTGCGTCGGCAGATCGACGAGGTTGTCATCCCTGAGATCGACAAGTATCGTATCGCCAAGCTGGTCGCAGGTGCCCCCGGGGCAAACGTGATCGAGGCTACTTCCAGTGCCGCGAACGCTTATACCAACTTCCTTGGTATGCAGGAAAAACTGGACGATGCTTCCGTCCCTGGCAATGGGCGTTTCTGCATCTGCACTCCTGCTTATTATAACTTCCTGAAGCAGGACGACAACTTCATCAAGAAGGGTGACATGGCACAGCAGATTGCCTTCACGGGCGTTATCGGTGAGTGCGATGGCGTGTACTTCATCAAGGCTCCGAAGAGCTACTTCCCGACTGGCGTTGATGCCATCCTGACCAACAACCAGGCAATGGTTAGCCCCGTGAAACTGTTTGATTACTACATCTGGGATCGTGTCCCTGGTGTGTCCGGCAACCTCGTCGAGGGTCGTTTCCGCTACGACGCCTTCATCCTCAACAACAAGGCTAACGCCATCGCGGTTATTAAGGCTGCTTAATGGGGGTAAATTATGACCAGACTTACTAAAGACGGGACGGTCTGGGAGCTGAACGATGCCATCCAGGTTCAGGCTTTTCTGAATTCTGGATGGGTTATCGATAAATCCCCGAAGAAGGTCACAAAGCCTGCCGAGGAACCCGTTCCCACTCCCGTGGTGGAGGAACCGAAGAAGGCTGGCAGACCGCCCAAGAAATAATCCATTTGGATTGGAAAGGAGTTGACTGATGGAACAGGAGATATTCGAACTTGCCAAGAAGTATTTTGGCCTGATGGAACTTGCAACGCAGGATCAGGAATTCCCTGATGAGTTTATACAACTATTGGTCGATTCCGTCTTTGATATGTACAAAAAACTCCGTGCCTATCCTCCTGATTACACGCAGGTAATGATTGAGGACGATGTATACAGGTATTTTTATACCCACAAGACGTACATCGCTGCCCAGGTCATCCCAGAACTGTATGGCAGGGTGGGCGCGGAAGGACTCGCAATGCTTACGGATGCCAGTACCACAAGAATGTGGAAGAATAACGAGATCTTGAGCGACGTCGTGCCGATTGCGCAGGTGGTCTGATGCTTCAGCCTTGGATCAACTGTGTAAAAATCTGGTACTGTAATCGGGATGGCGAAGTAGACGCGGTGGATGAGAATGGCGACTATACGGGCGAATACGTGTCGTCCTATGGAGAACCAAAGACCATCCGCGCCAACATTTCGCCTGCCCGTGGTGAATCTCAATCCGAACTATTCGGGCAGGGCATCTACTATAGCAATACGCTTTCCACCACGCACATGCACTTAGATATAAATGAGCAGACCTTGATATGGACGGAGGAACCGGGCAGACGGACAGACGGGAGTATCGACCCAGAAACGGCAAGATACAAAGTCAACGCCATTGCCAAGGGACACTATCACGTCCATTATGCCTTGAAGGAGCTAACACGCGATGCAGAGGACGATTAAGGTTGATCTTTCTGCCGGTGGCTTCCGAAAGGCTGCAAAGGAACTGAAGAAATTCCAAGATGAGCTAATGCGTTTGACCAGAAAATTCCTTGATGAGCTGATGGAACGGGGCATTTCCGTATCCGTTGCAAATGCCGGGGAATACTCGCAATTTCTCGTATTTACCAAGGAGCTAACCGACACCCCGAAAGGCGTTTTGGCGGTCTATCGGGGAAGCTCCCCTCAAATCGAGAGGAAATGGGTAAACTCAGGCGGTGTGCAATCCTATATGGTTTCCCCAATCATGCTTGCGGAATTCGGGTCTGGGTGGATGGCATCCGACTCCAGGAATGGGCACAATAGGCAACCCAATGATTGCATGGCAAGACTGGCTGGCATGGGGCAAGGTACGATGCCCGAACAGATCCACGCATTTGACCCGATGGGATGGATGTGGACGGATCTGAATGGCGTACAGCACCATAGTTTTGGTGAGAAGCCTACCATGCCGATGTACCGCGCTTATTTAGAGATGATAGATGCGGTCGATTCAGCGGTAATGGAGGTGTTTGCATGATCTTATGGCAGAACAGAATATTAACCAACATCAAGGTTATCTTGGGAGACAAAGTCGAAAGGGTGACATCCACCCCGAATGGCGACATTGCGAAATTCCCCACATGCTCTGTCCAAACGGTCTCAAACAACCAAACCGCCGCCGACATGTCTTACCATTACCTCGACAATGCGGTCTACTGTGCGGTCTCAATAAACATGTTCACAAACACGTCTCTAAACGATTGTTATGAACTCATGCAGATTGTCGACCGTGGGATGCAGGCCATGGGTTTCTTCCGTGATATGGGTGCGTTCCAAGTGGAAACAGAGTCTTCAAAAATTTATCGACTAAACGCTAGGTACTCCCGAAGGATCGGGAATGCGGAGGAAATAGTCGATTTTAGAAAATTCCCGTTGTTAAACATTAGTAAATATAGGAAGTGATTTTATGGCGACGATCACCCCGGCTGGAGCAGGTTCCTCTGCTACCTTCCCGTATGATTATGCTGCGACTTTCGCAACCGCTTCATCTACCGCTCGCAAGACGGTTACCACTACGATCGGTACTTTCCTGAAGATTGGTGATGTGTGGTTCCCGATCAAATCCTACCCGGATCTGTTTGGTGATGCCGAACAGCTTGAGTGCACCGACCTTACCGACAACGTGCGTAGGTACGTGGCAGGTCTCCAGAGTAACGACACCCTGGACTTCACGATGAATTACCATGCAAACCTGCTCAATACCC